ATTCATCCAGGCGATGAAAGCGTCGACAGGGTTTTTCATCGGGGTTCGCCGGACAGGTTGGCGACGGAGTAATTCAGCCCGCCGTTGCCGGCCGCCGCGGCGGCTTCGCGGTTCACCTGCGCCTGCAGCTGGCCGATCTGCGCCCGCACATCGGCCAGCGCCGCCATCTTCTGCGCGCGGCCTTCGGAGCTGACCTCCTGCGCCTGCAGGATAGCGAGTTCGGCGGCAAGGTAGGCGGCGAGGCGGGTTTGTGTGGTCATGGCGCGCGGCAGGCTGGGGAGTCGCCCCAACTTACCGCGCGCGTGTTCCAGCTTTTAGGGGCGGCGGTGGACTATTTAGGATGCCGGCAACACCATGAGCGATGCGCGCATCCGTTGAGCCTCCAGTAATGCCTCAATATGCGCGGCAATCGCTGAGTAGCTTGCGCTGGCCGGGGCCGTTCCGCGCTGCATTCGCCAGGCCGCCTCGATTGCATGGGAAAGCTCTGCATTTGTCATGCCGCTGAACACCGGGGCCGTGCGGGACGCTTCGCAAGCGGCGGTAGGATTTTGATCAGTATCGGTCGCCACGCTCACTTTTGCGCTCGGCACCTCGCGCGCTGAGCGGTATTCCGCTCCGTATGAGGCTGCCAGCACGTCATAGCTGCCCTGGAATTTCGGCAGCAGCCCTTCGGCGTCCATGTCATCCGCGATTTTTTTGAAATACAGAGCGCAGCACTGGCCATAGCCCTCGACCGGATTCCCATCGGCGTCGAGAATCGCGCCGAACTCGTCCGGGTCGGCTGCGTAGCGCCGCGCCCACTCATTGAAAACCGCTGTCATCCGTTGCTGGGTCGTGTTCATTGTTGTTCGCCACCGCTTCCCATGCGCGCGCCGGCCTCTGCGAGCAGTTCAGCGTGGGTTTTTATGCCGGCGGCGGCGGCGATCCAAAAGCGGTCGACGACCTCGATGATGGCGGCGCGCTCGCAGAACCGCATGGCTGCGATGCGGTCCGCCAGCGCGGGGATGTCGACGCCCCACTTTTCGCCAAAGCCGTCTGCGGCGGTTTCGGCTATTTCCAGCGGCAGGACGTGGGCGATGTCGGTTCCGGCGATGGCTCCGCTGCGCCAGGTGCTGTTGAGGGCGTCGCAGATGAGCAGCCATTCGCCGGATGCTAGCGCAGGAACGGCTTCGCGCCAGCACTGGCTATAGCGGCTGATGGCGGAGAGCACGGCGCCTTCGCTGTCGGGGTGGATGGGGTTGGCGCCGACAGCTCGGGCGAAATCACCGTATGCGACGACGCAGCGGTTGATTTCGGCGCTGACGCTGGGGGCTTTGGCGACGATGGCCTGGGCTTCGTCGGTGAGCCACATGCTGATGCGTTTACTGGGCATGGTCGGACTCCGGCATGGGGCGGTCGCCGATCGGCGTGGTGGTCGACAGGGCGCCGCCGATGAGGGCTTCGGCGCGCAGGTATTCGGATTTTGTGACCGGCTCGCCAGCGGCGGCCATCGAGGCGCAGTAGCTCAGGTGTTCGCGCTCGGCTTCGGTGGCGCGCGGATCGGCGCAGGCTTTCAGGTATTGGGCGTGGTCGTGCATGGACAGTTTCATGGGTGGCTCCTGGTGCCCGGCGGGTGCCGGGCGGGTGGTTAGAAATTTGCGTTGGCGAGGAATTCGTCAGCCATGTACCGGCCGATTTTCGACCAGGCTGAGTCTTCGCAATCATCTTTCAGGTCGAGCAGTACGGCGTCGATCACTTTTTGATCGCGGATCGCGTCTTTCTTTTCGGCGTATCCACCGGAGTTGCCAACCCATTTAACGTAGGGCGTTACCAGGATGATTTTGTCTTTATAGATGCGCGCGATGTATTCGCAGTTGTCGTAAATTCCGACCTGGACGTCTTTCGTGATGGTGTGGATCGGGTTTGCCATTTTCTAATCTCCTTGCGCCAGTGGCGTCTAAGTGTCCAGGTGCCGCCTGGGCGGTTCGACTCGTTTGTGTGTCGATGTATGTATGATACATCATACATGGAATAATGCAAGGTTTTGCGGGTTTTTTTACGATTATTTTTGAGGGGTCCAGTCGTCGAAGTCGCGGTTGAACGACCGGATTCCGTCGAAATATGTTTTGTGGTGCTGGAACAGGCCGAGGTCGGCGGTTATTACGGTGTTTTCGGTGCGCGGGTTGGTGTTGATGTTGGCTGATGATTCGATTACCCAGGCCTTTCGGCCCGCGCGGCAGGCGAAGATTTTGGAATGGTTTTTGAAGACGGCGATTCGGCCGCCGTATTTGCGCATGGTAGCGGTCAGTTTTTCGTGTTCGGCCGCGTATTGGTTGGGGAAAATCTCACCGACGTAGGCGTCCAGTTTTTTGATTCTGCCGGATTCTAGCCAGGCGGCGATGCGTTCGACGTCCGGCATGGCCATACACCAGGACGAGAACATGACGTAGTCCATGGGGGTGGTTTTGAGCAGGTGCGCGAGGTAGCTTAATGCGTCGACGTCGCCGCTGGACAGGACGTGCCAAGCGTCGCCCTGCTCGATGACGGGAGGGAGGATTTCGGCAAGGACGGTTTCGCTTTTGGCCGTGCGGGTCTGGCGCCGACTTTTGGTTTTGTGGGCGGTGGCGGCGATTTTCTGTTTTTTATCGGCGGCCATTTCGGCGAGGATCTCGGCGTCGGATATGCCGAACATATCGCCGAGCAGCAGTTCGTCGAGTTCTTTCATTTTTTTCAGCTTCCGTTTTTGACGAAATCGGAGAGGGCGTCATAGCGTGCCTGTTTCGCTGCTTTGGCTTCGGCTTCCAGTTCGGCGACCAGTTCTGGGTGGGCGGCGTCGAATGTGTCCAGGGCGTCGCGGGCGGCGGCATTTTTGCGCCACTCCGCAGATCCGGGGAAGGCTTCGGGGTTGTAGGTGTTGTATTCGGCCGTTACCAGTGCCGCGCGCTGGCCGCGCGGGGTTTTGGCGTAGGCTTCATCGGCGGCTTTCTTTTGTGCGGCTTTTTCCGCTTCTGCGGCGATATGCTCGGCCAGCAGCGCTTCGAGTCCGGGGCGCCCGGCAACCATTACCGCGATGCCTTTGCCATCGATCACCGGGGCGGAGAACGCCACCGCATCGACCGCTTCGCGCCAGCGGCCTTGTGAGTTTACGAATTTTCCGCCGGTGCAGGTTACGCCGGCCAGTTTCGGGTGTTTGAAATCGGCCGGGAAGGTGTAGGTGATGTTCATTTTTAGCTCCTTGCGCCAGTGGCGTCTAAGTGTCCAGGTTCCGCCTGATCGGTTCGACTCGTCGCGTGTCGATATATGTATGATACATCATACATGGAATAATGCAAGGGTTTTTTTCGATTATTTTCAACTATTTTTTGCGGGAGATACCCTACTCCCCTCGCCTCACAATCTGATACACCATCGACTTCCTGATTCCATATTTTTCGCAGACATGCTTTAGGTTCTGCCCGTTAAACTCGCGCCGGATGGCTTCGTTGCGCTGGGCGCGGGTGATGTGCCGCATGGATGGCAGGTAGTATTTTGCTCCGCAGTGCCCATTTTCGTCGGCTTTGCATAACAGCCTGAAAGTCAGTTCATCGGCGGCGAACTTGTTCATTCCGACAAAATCCTGCAGGGCTTCGCTGAGTACGTCTGAAATGCCGATCATGCTCATAGTCTGCTGCTCCAGTCTGATTTTGAGGCGATGGGTGCGGCGGTGGGTTTGGGGGCGGCGGCGGCTGCGGGTTGCGGGGCGGCGGCGGGATCGACCATTTTTCCCGGCTTGGGGATAGGGTCGGCGGGCGACTTTTTGAGGTCGGCGCCGGACAGCCGAACGGCGACGAGCGCCAGCAGCAGGCAGTCGAGGGCTTCGTTCCGCGGCCGGGTCTGCACCCATTCGGAAATCGGGCGGTGCCCCTTGAACCGGGTGACGAGTTTTTCGGCGGCGAGTTGGGCGAAATACTCGTCGTCGAAGGCGGGTTCGCGCGGGAAGTGAATGTAGCCCGGCCCGGCTTCTGGCTGCTTGAGGCGCGAGTAGAGCAGCGCCTTGCCGCCGTCGACGCCAACCGGTTCGACGGCGGTGCCTTTTTTGCGTTTGACGCGCAGCCGCTGGCGGCGGCGCTTTTCGTCTTCGATCAATGGCCGGCCCATGCCGCTGACGCCTTTGGTGGCGTAGCACCAGCGGCGCTTTTCGATGAACGCATACACCATGCTGGTGTTGTAGCCGGAGTCGATGGCGGCGGCGTTGACGCCGAATTCGGTCAGGGTGTCGCGCAGTTCGTCCCATACGTGGGGCTGGGCGGTGTCGCCGGGCAGGATGACATGGTCGCGCACCCAGCCCTGCTCGCCCGCGCCCCAGTCGGCGACGGTGATTTCGAGGCGGTCTTTCTGCACGTCGACGCCGGCGGTGCGGATGACGGCGGGCAGCGGTTCGGCGTAGACCTCCAGGCGGCCGATGAGGCTGATGTCGTCGATGTTCTCGCCGTCTTCGCGGAACACTTCGCCGAGGTAGGTGTTCCAGAATGCCTTGAGTTCTGCGCTGTCGCCCTGGGCGTCGATCCACTTCTGCGCGACTTTGAGCCAGGACAGGCCGAGGCCGACTGGAGCGTAGAGGGCGTTGATGTGGTAGCCACGGTGGTGCTTGACGGACGGCCGGGCCGCAACCCAGCGGCCTTTTTCCAGCATGGCGGTTTTGTCGGCTTCGTAGATTTCGGCCGCGCATTCGCGGCAGACGTACCAGGCGCTGGCGACGGCGGCGGGGCCGGTGTCGCCCTCGACCTGCGGGGCGCGGCGGAACTTGAGGCCGTAGCCGCGATCCTTGCCGCCGAATTCCAGCGGCTGCATTTCGCCGCAATGCGGGCACGGCACGAAGTAGCGGCGCTGGTCGCTGCGGGCGTATTGCAGGCTGATGCGGCTGCCGCCCTCTTTTGTCGGGGTACTGATGAGGTAGGTTTTTGCGCGGGAAAACGTGCGCTGGCGGTTTTCGATCAGGGTCATCGGGTCGCCTTCGCCGCCCACGTCCCACGGAAATGCGTCGACTTCGTCGCACAGCGCATAGGGCAGGTGGTCCGATCGCAGCGAGTCGGGCGAATTGGCGCCCGCCTTGATGATGCGGGCGCGCGCGCCGTATTCCAGCAGGTCGGTGCGGTTGGCCTTGTTGCGCTGGGCGCCGTTGACCAGCCCGCCCAGGCAGGACGTTTCGTCGATCATCTTCGACAGACGCGGGTTGAACGAGCGGTCGCGCAGCTCCAGCGTGGGCTGCACCACCAGCAGATCCTTGTTGCCCAGGTGGTGCATGATGTAGCCGATCCAGTTCAGCGCCACTTCGGTGCCGCCTACGCCGGAAGACTTGATGAAGGTGACCTGGCGCACGGCGGAATGCTCTGACAGGGCATCCATGATCTCGCGCAGGTAGGGCGTGAGCGCGGTATGCCAGGGGCCGGGCGCGTTGGTGCCAGTGCGCAGCTCGCGGTGGCGGTCGGCCCATTCCGACACGGTAATGAGGTCGCGCGGCTTGATGCCGCGGCGGAAGCGCTCGCCCAGCTCGGGCAGCGCCGTCGCCGCCCGCGCCGCCGATTCGCCGAGCGACGTGGCCCACAGGTGCGCGGTTTCGGACAGCAGGTAATGCACGCGGGTTTCGTCGCGCTCGCCGTCGATGGCTGCGATCATCTGGTCCGCCACCGCGTCCAGCGCGTCCAGCACCAGCCGCCGCACCGCATTGCCCGCCGCCATCACATCGGCCGCCGACGCCGTCGCCGCCAGCGCGGCCTCGAGGTCGGAGCGGGCGTTCGCCGCCTTGAGGCGTTCGCGTTCGGCCTGGAGGGATGCGATTGAGGCGGTCATTTCTTTTTGGTTTTCTCGATGATCATCTGCGCGGCGCTGACTTCGACGCCGAGCGGGATGTAGGCTGTGCCGGCCTGGTGGCCGGACTCTTCGGCGTGGAAGTGGCCGGGCAGGCCGGCCATGCCTTTGCGGATGCTGCCGTTGATGGCGTCGGCGCCGAACGCTTCGCGCAGTTGGTCTATCCAGTCGGCGGTTTCTGGCATTGCTTCGCGCAGGCTCATTCGGCGCTCCCGGCCGGCTTGCCCTGCCCGGCGTCCTTCATGCGGCGCAGGGCGCGCGGGATTTCGCGCTTGATGATCCAGCGAAGGCGGCGGGTTTCTTTTTCAATAACCCGCCGGCGCTCGGTGGCGTCCTGGCTGGCGGCGAGCCGGGGGGCGCACTGGTCGATGACGCGCTCGAGGCCGGCGCGCAGGGTGGCGCCGAGGCTGGCGGCTTCGCGGCGGACGGCGGCGCGTTCGAAGCGCAGGCCGCGGCGCAGGGCCATTTCAATTTTGATGATTTCGTTTTCGAACCGCATGAGCAGGGCTTTGGCGTGGGCGCGCTGGCCGTCGGCAAGTTCGGGGGCGTCCAGGCCGTCGGCGCCGGCTTCGTCAAAACGGGCCGCTGGTGCGTTTTTTTGCGCCGGTTGGCTATCAGGTATGGCGGAGCCGCGCTGCGCGGCGTGGCGGGCCGCTACGTCGGCGCGTCCGCCGGCGCTTGCGTGCCAGGCGGCGGTGGCTTTTTCGAAGTCGATGGTGCCGTCGGCTTCGAGCCGGATGCGGCCGGCGTCGACGGCGCGGGTGACGGTGCTGCGGTTGACGCCGAGGTGTTTGGCGAAGTCTGCGCGGGTGCCTTTCATGGCTGCGTTCCGGGTAGGTTTTTTCTGTTCCGGGTACCCGGAACGCTGGAAACCCGCGCCACCATTGGTTTGTTCCGGGTGTTCCGGGTGTTCTTCCATCTATACCCGCGTGAGGAAGATATAAACGCGCGTGAAAAAAACACGGATGCGCACTCGCACGCACGCGCTCGCGGGCGTGTGGTGGCGGCACACCCGGAACACCCGGAACAAGCCTGTCCCTGCAAGGCTTTCCAGCGTTCCGGGTACCCGGAACAGACCCGGAACACGGGGCGGTTTTGGATCATGCAGCGCTCCTGGCGTTGGCGGCGTGCCACGTTTCGCCCTTGATGGCGGTCTCGAAATCGACGCAGCCTTCGGTCAGCCAGTGCGCCTGGGCCTTGCCTTCGATGCGCGCGTGCTTTTTGTCGAGCAGGTTGTCGGGCGGGATGAGCACGGGCACCGGCGCGGTCTCGCCTTCAAAGCGCAGGTCGGCATAGACGCGGGCTTTGGTTTTTGTCCAGCCGGCGATGCGGGAGACGGCGCCGTGGAACTGGTTGCTGGGGCGCGGACGCGCTTCGCCGTTGAGCCGGCACCAGCGCAGGTAGGCGGCATAGACGTCGGTGCTGCGCGCGGGGCAGACTGGCAGGCCAAGCTCGCCGGCGGCCCACTCGAGGATGAAGCGGGTTTCGCTGGGGCTGGACAGGGCGATGAGCGCGGCCTTGGCTTCCGTCATCGGCGGGCGCTTCTTTGGATGGAAGGCGGACAGGTCGAGCGTCATCAGGTGGTGATAGAGCGCCTCGACTCCGCCGTTTTCGATTTCGAAGAAGACGTCGTCGTATTCGGCTTCGGTGAGCGCGGGCGGGGTGTAGATGACGCAGTGGCGGCGGTCGTCGTTGTCGAGCGGCAGCGGCTGGTTTTCGTTGGACAGAAAAACGCCGTTGACCTGGTTGCGCTGGCGATAGGCGGCGATGTTTTTGGGGTTGACCCGTATCCATTCGCCGGTGATGAGTTCTTTTAGTTCGTTTTTGATGTGCCACATTTCGGCGCGGGTGACGACTTCCTCGGCCAGGAGGAACAGCTTGGAGTCGACCCAGTCGGAGTTGAAGCGATCCTCCAGCCCGCGCTGGTTGAGGACGGTGGCGTAGTCGCCGTAGATCTTGGCCAGGCATTGCCACACGGTGCTTTTGCCGGTGCCCTGCGGGCCGTGCATGATGATGGCGCTGCTCATCTTGGCGCCAGGGTGCTGCAATGGGTAAGCCATCCAGCACTGCACCCAGCGGAATATCTCGTCGCCGGTGGCATCTGCGCTGCACAGGTAATGCAGCAGCCCGAGCAGCTTGGTGCAGCTGCCGGCCTTGGGCGTCATCGGCCAGCCGGCCCAGGTGTTGAGCTTGACGCAGCGGTCCTTGCCGGACGGGTCGAAGCCGACCTCATCGAGGTAGTACGCGCCGCGCTCGACCCAGCGCGGATGCCGCTTGATGTCGTCGCCCCGCACGCCGGCCGGCAGCAGCACAATCATCTGCTTGGTGCTGGCGATCTTGTTGGTCCACAGGTCGAATACATAGGCGCCGGTCCCGTCGTCCAGCGGCACGAAGCGCTCGACCAGGTCATCCAGCGGCACAACGGCCAGCGCGCGCCGACGGCCGTTTGTGCCATCCCCGCCCCCCTGGTCACTTGCGCCCGCCCCGCCCCCCATGTGCGCGGGGTCGCCGCCGGCCGCGGGGCGCGCACGCCAGCCCGCCGTAACGATGGCTGCCTCGACTTGCACCCGGACGGCTTGCAGGCCACCGTTTGGGTGGACGTGCAGGTCGTTGAAATCGGTGAGGCCTTTGCCTTCGGTGAGGCGTTCGCCGGTAAATTCAGGTTTGACCACCGCGCCGTCGACGGCCAGCGCGGCAGTCTGCGCGGCATCGAGGCCGGGGTTCTTGCCGATCTTGCACATGGTTTGGTGATCGTCGTCGGCGCAGACCAGAATGCGCACGTCCTTGCGGTGCGCCTGGTGGATGGCCAGCGCGACGGGGGTGAGGTTGCCGGCGTCGAAGGCGACCACGACCGGCAGCCCGGTGGCCTTGCGCAATGATGCGCCGGTGGCGAAGCCCTCACACAGCAGCACGATGCCGCCCCGCTGAGCCAACCCGAGTTGAAAGAAATGCGCTTTTTTCGACAGGCCCGGCGGGGTGAAATCCTTGTCGCGGCGGCCGTTGATCTTCTTCGGAAAGATCACCTGCAGGCCGTAGGTTTTGCCGGTCACGTCCTGCACCGGCACCACCAGGTTGCCGGCCTTGGAAACCCGCGCGCCGAACAACTCTGTGGCGTCGAACCCCTTTTTCGCCATGTAGCCGGACTCGCCAGCGTCGGCCAGTTGCCGCCACCAGCGCGCGGCCTTGTGCGCTGCCGCCTCGATCTCGCGCGTCCGCTCCGCCGCCGCACGCTTCGCGTCCGCCGCCTGCTTGGCCTTCAGCGCCTGCAGCTGGTCGGCCGACAGCCGCTTGCGATCTGCCGTCGGCAGCGTGATTTTGCACGACTGCGGATCAGTGGCGGACCAGATGCCGTAGGCGCCCGTGAGAATGTCCCCCACCGTAAACAGCTTGTACCAGCCACGCGCCTCGGTATCGCGCACGGACACCTTGCACCGCCCGAACTTGTCCGGCGCCAGGTCGACCTTGAGTTCGCCTTTGATGATCAGCCCGATGCCTTGCAGCTGCATCAGCACATCGTCGTAATTCGTCCAGATCATACCGCAGCCACCTCCCCTATTTTTTTGTATTCAGTCGCTGCCATATCGCCCGCCGCCGTTGCCTAAGCACCAACCCCAAACCCTAGCGAAACCCCGAGCCTCGAATTACCCGCAGGGGACGAGGACAAGGAGTACCTTTTGACCGGTTGTTGCGGGGCCGTTGCGCCTGCAACATCGCGCGCTTGATCAATCAACATGGGGGCCGGGGCTTTCATCGCGCGGAGGCCAGGGCTGAGGACAGCGCGGCGGCGAACTGGATGTTGAAGTTTTTGATGACCACATCGGAGACGGTCGAGCGAATGTTCAGCACTGCCCGGTACTGCGCACGCTTAACAAAGATCATCATCGGGCGGATAACCTTTCCGTCCGTACTTCCGATGCGGTAGTAGATTCCGGGGGGGAGGTGGGCGGTCTTTGGTTCCCCGGCCGCGGCAACGAAATACCCGCCCATGTGCCCGCGCTTCCCCCTGCCTTTGTGAATACTCATTCCGCTCTTGAGTCCACCGACCATTTCCTTCACCTGTCGGCGGTTCATGTTTCCGTACTGGTCCATCGTGGAAGCGGACGTTGGCACGGCGCGCATTCCAGGGGGGAGGGCTCCCATGCGGGTCAGAACCTTTTCAAGAGCCTTGTCGCCGCGCTGCCCACCGCCGACCAGCGGCGCCAGATAGGTGGCGGGTGCCTGGCCGGATGAGGACTTGTCCTTCAGCCCCACAATCGCCGTCAGCTTGTGTTTGCTGCTGTTGGCCACGAACGTGCCGTTCAGCGTGTAGGGCTTCGGTCGATCCAGCACCCGCTGCATCTCGCCCTTGATGCCGTCCTGCGCCAGGCGCGCCGTTTTGTTCAGCGCCACGCTGGTAGCGAACGGGATCTGATTACGCTGCACATCGTTGAGCCAGCGCGTGGTCTCGCGGGTGTCGACCTGGACGGCGATCATTTTCCCTGCCCGTCCCTGAACGTCCCGATCGAACCGGCCACGGTCAGCCGCTCAACGACTAGGCTTGCTGAATGGACTCTTTTGATCACCACGCCGGATATGATGGATTCGACCCACTCCGCGATCTCCATGCCTTCTGACTCGGCGATGGCCTTGCATGCGGCGTGGATGTCGTGGTCGAGCTTCAGACGCACGTCTTTGCGTTCGAGCATTACTTGTTCACCCAAAAAAAGCCCCGGCCAGGACGGCACCGGGGTGGCATAGACGCCATGGAAGACGTGCCGAAGCACGGGCAGGGCTCAGGGAGGCCACGGCCTGCCGGCGTGGATTCATGCGGCTGCCTGACAATTGCAGCCGGGCACGACGCCATCAGGCAGCGCGTCGCACGGATTGGGGTAAAGGTCGGGGCGCAGCTCGTGCGGCGTGATGCGGTATTCCAGGCAGTCGGCAATCGCCAGCACCACTTCAGCCGGCGGCACCTCGAATTTCACCGAATTCAGCCAGCCCCACACGTGGACCTGGCCGACCTTGGAACCGGGAATGCGCTCGCGGATGCCGCGAGCCAGATGCGCTTGGCCGCCGACTAGATCAACTGCTTTTTGGAGGGTCTCTTTGCTCATGCCCACGAATATAGATAGGTCTATTGGCTGTGTCAATAGATGTTTCTATTTGACGCAAGATAAGTACGCTTATAGGGTTGACGAGATGACATATGGCGAACGATTGGCAATGGCGCGCATATGCGCCGGGCTCACGCAGAAGGAACTGGCAGGCCTGGTCGGCATGCGGCAGCCCTCGCTCGCCCACCTTGAAAAACAAGGCAAGGGTTCCGCGTTCACCGTAAAGTTTTCGCGCGCGTGCGGCGTCAGCCCGGACTGGCTAGACGACGAGATCGGCGAGATGCGCCCGCCAGACGCCAATGCGGAAGCAACCAAAACGCCAGAGGATGCGGCAGTAGTCGACTTCAGGTGGGTCTATCACAACGCACCCGAGGCAGGCCGGAACATGCTGCTCGCCACGCTCTACGCGGTAAATGACAACATGCTTGCCGCGGACAAGCGCCTGCCCACCACAAAAAGAGCTCAGGCATGATCCATGCAAGCGGGAATAGGTTTACACCAACCCGCAGGAGCCTTAAGTGCCAGACCGTGCCACGCAGCAAAAACTGAATCCAATAGAAGCCGAGCTGATCGCATGTTTCCGCATGCTGAGCGAGACCCTCCAGAACGTCGTGATCATTGCGATCACCTCGCAGGTCTCGACCGAACGGCATAAAATCGCCGCCCCCGTCAAATTATCGCTAGTCAAAGAACCGTCGCTCACCAAATAACAAACAAGGGAGACAACACCAATGGCGCTCACCAAATGCCGAGAATGCGGCAAGGAAATATCGACAGAGGCAAAGGCTTGCCCGCACTGCGGTGCCAAGCCCGGGTCATCGACGGCAAAAATCATCCTTGTGCTTGTAGGCTCCGTGATTATTTGGAGTATTTATTTCGGTGGCAGTGAAACGCCGCCACAGCCCAGGACCGCCGAGCAGATCGCCCAGGATGCGGCCGAGCAGCGCCGGCACCTGGTCGTCGCCGTCGCCGCCAAAAAGCTTAAAAACGCCATGCGCGAGCCGGAATCGGTCGAATGGATCGACATCGGCACCGACGAGAACGCCGAGGTGGTGTGCCTGCGCTACCGCGCCCGCAACGGCTTCGGCGGGATGACGGTCGAGACCATGACCATCACCGCCACGCAGGCCGGGCCGGACGCCGCGCTGTGGAACCGCCACTGCACCCGATCCGGCCTTTACGACATGCTGTACGTTCGCAACGGCATCTAGGCATCCAACGTATCTGACCCTCCACGCCGTCGCTTCCGGCCTGTAGCGCACCGCCAACAAAGGCTATATAGCCGCGCCCACATCGGGCGCGGCATTGTTTCGTCCTAAATAATAGATTTATCTATTGACACGGAAAATAGACGCGTCTATATTTCGTCTCAAGGCATCGCTGGCCGACCGAACAGCGCTGAAGCCTGAGATCACACAGAGCCGTAACGGGACAACGAAAGCCCCGCGCCAGCCGGAGAGACGGCACTCACACAAGGAGCCGACATGGACGCACTGCAAGCCGAATACGAAAAGACCGCCCTGCACCGCATGGGCATCCCGATGGATCGCGCCCTGGCGCGGGTGTCGTACCTGCGCGCCGTGCTCGAAGCCGGCGCCAAGCGCAACCAGCGGCAACCCGCCGCCACGCCGGCCCGCGCGGCCGGCGCACGATAAGGAGCGATGACGATGGAACACGGACTGGAAAACGGAACCGCCACGGTGACTCGTGGCGCGACGAAGATCACGCTGACCGAACAGAAGCTGTGCCGGATCTGGCTCGGCGGCAGCTGCGGCGGCGACTGGTGGGACCTGTACCAGCAGCTGCGCGCGATTGCCGACGTGCTGCAAACGGTGGGGCAGGCCGCCGCCGCAGAACTGTTTGCCGAGGCCGGCCAGGTGGCGCTGGCGCGCTGCGTGTACGACCTGCAGGCGAAGGAGGCCGCATGAACACTAAAGCCCTGCTCACCCTGTGGAACGTGACACAAGAGCATATCGGCACCGGCGGCGCGCGCACGGCGGCGGGTGTTTTGCTGGGCCTGTATAACGGCCAGCGGTTCCCTCTCGACCTGACCGCGCTTCGCGGGCTGGACGATAACCTGCGCGACGCCGCGTTTGAGGTGATGCAGGCCGACGCCGCCGGCTGCCAGATGGAGGTGCAGGAGTGGCTGAACAGGCTGTCTCGCCGGCATGACTTCGGACAGCGCTTCGAGCACCTGGCGCATGAATACAACACCTTCAAACGTGGCCGCTGCAAGAAGGATGATCTGGTCGACCTGGAGCCGCGCAGATTGACGCTGCGGTTCCGGGACGATGTGCCGGCCGACACCGAAATCGCGGAGGGGGCATGAGCGAAACCTACATCCAGGACTGGTCCGGCGAACGCCACATCCGGCTCAACACCCTGCCGTCCATTTCGCCACTCGCCCCGGCGGTGCGCATCAGCCAGGTAGCCAGCGGCATGTGCTTCGTCCACACCCTCACCCCCGACCAGGCCCGCGAGATGGCGCACGCCTTGGTCGAATTCGCCAAAGAAGCGGAAGACATTGCAAAGGAAACCCCATGACCAATTTCGAACGCGCCACCGCGCGCATGCAGTCCCGCGGCTGCCGCCCGTTTCAGCCCGACCTCAACCACGGCCGCGCCGAGCGCGTACTGCGCGGCCAGGCCATGCCCGCCATCGAGCCGGACGGCCTGCTGGTCGACCGCATCATCGGCCTGGCCGGGGTCGCCGGGGTTGTCGCGATCGCCATCCTGCTGCTGATCGAGCGGGTGGCAGCATGAGCGCCGCCGCAGGGCGCGCCCGCATGGACGTGCTGGTGGAAAGCCAGCACCGCCGGCAGCGCATCCTCGACTTTCTGAACAGCAACGGCCCCGCCTCGGTGCTGCAGATCGCCGCCGCCACCGGCGTCCGCCGCAAGCTCGTCATGGGCACCCTGGCGCTGATGCGCGCTCGCCACGAAGTCGCCAGCAGCGGCGCGCAGCTGACCGTGCGCTACGTCGCGCTGGTGGCCACCACGGTCAGCGCGGAAACGATGTATGCCGCCATCAAGGAGAGCTTCACCGCACGGCGCGCCGAGGCCAAAGCCGCCGCCGTACAGAAAAAAGCCAAGCTCGAACCCTGGCGCACCGTCCACGTCGGCGGAGAAAACCCCGCCATCAAGCACCAGGGCGGGCAGGGATCGCTGCGGCGCACCGTCCACATCAACTGCCAACAAAACTACTGAGGACACCACCATGCCCGCGCACATCCCGATGGACCCCGACACACTCTGCCGCCGCTGGCACCAGGCCACCGTCGCCAACAGCCTGCCGCAATGGCATTCGCTCAGCCACCTGCTGGCCGCCGAAGCATCGATGTGCCTGGGAGACGGGCTGGCCGCGACGTGCGACGACATGGCCGCGCTGTCGAATGTGGCCCGGCAGCGGGCGCTGGATCTGCAGCCGGTGGCCGAACTGGAGGCGGCGTGATGACCGAAGAAAAGCGCGCGAATAAGGCTGCGCAGCAGCGCGCCTGGTACGAAGCCAACCGCGAGAAGGTCTGCGAAAACCGTCGCGCCAGGCGCGAAGCTAATCGCGAGAAGTTGGCTGCGCAGCAGCGCGCCTGGCGCGAAGCCAACCGCGAGAAGGTCTGCGAAAACCGTCGCGCCAGGCGCGAAGCTAATCGCGAGAAGTTGGCTGCGCAGCAGCGCGCCTGGCGCGAAGCTAATCGCGAGAAGTTGGCTGCGCAGCAGCGCGCCTGGCGCGAAGCTAATCGCGAGAAGAAGGCTGCGCAGCAGCGCGCCTGGTACGAAGCCAACCGCGAGAAGGTCTGCGAAAACAGTCGCGCCTGGCGCGAAGCTAATCGCGAGAAGTTGGCTGCGCAGCAGCGCGCCTGGTACGAAGCCAACCGCGAGAAGGTCTGCGAAAACCGTCGCGCCTACCGCGAAGACCTCGCAGATGGCTACGTCGCCGCCATGCTCGATTTACCACTCAAAATCATCCCCGAGCACCTGCTCGAAGCCAAGCGAGAGCAGGTGCTGATCTACCGCTGTATCAATCAGCTCGAAGCAACCATAGAGGAGAAACAAAATGAGCGTTAAAGAAATAATCAGGACAACCGGCGATGTGCGCCGCACCCTGGCGCAAACGATGGTGGACATCCGGTCTGGGGCGATGTCGGTGGACAAGGGCATGGCGGTCGCATCTCTCGCCAAGGAAATCACGAGTTCTATCCAATCCGAGGTGAACGCGGCGAAAGTGCGTGTGGCCATGCAGGACACTGGGCGCAGCATGGGTGCGCTGACGCAAATCGGGCAGATGGTGATCGAAGACGCCGGGTCTGTGCCAACGCTCTCAGGTGCCACCGAGCAGAAGGAAGGCTGACATGGACGAAGAAATTGCAGAGATCATCGCCCGCGCCATACGTTCGGCAGGGCGTGAAATTGGAACGGGTGACGCAGCGACATCGATGGGCGGGCTTGAGTTTGTAGGGACGGAAATCAGGGAAGGATCGGAGCGCATCGCCGCCGCAATCAACAACCTGGCCGAAGCTGTCCGCGAACACCAGTAATTCGCCCCAAAGGAACCCGCATGACCAACAACCGCACCCCCGCATTCGCCGGCATCCGCGCCGCCCTTGACCACCTCGACGCCGCCGTCATCGACGCCCAGCGCAGCTGGCCCGAGCGCTACCCGGTGCCGCCCGAAGTCGACGCCCTGATCGAATACCGCGACTTCGTCGTCGAGCGCGCCCGCAACGGCGCCTTGCGCAGCATGGCCGAGGCGTGCGCGCAATGAGCCGCCCGCCCGTCACCTACCCCGTCAACCTGGGCGACCTGGTCAACATCGCCGACGCTGCCGCCGAACTGGACGGCATGCGCATGTTTTTCGTCGACAACCCCGGCGAGCAGGCGCGCATCTCCGGCATGGTCGGCCAGCTGCACAACCTGGTCGAGCGCGCAGCGGCGCACGACGCTGATCTGATTTATGGGCCGGCGGAAGAAGGGGTGCCTGCAATTCCAATGCCGACGCCAGCGAGGCGGCTTCGGTGACCGAACTCGCCCTCTTCGCCAGCGCCTTCGGCACCGTCTTCCTGCTGGTTTTCCAGCAGCAGAACGTCATCCACCGGCGGCACGGCCTTGGCACCGCCACCAGCGTGCTCATCGGCGTCGCGCAGATCACCCTGTGGCGCCACGTTCCCGACGCCAGCGTGCTGCAGCTGTGCGCAGCCCTGGCGGGCGGTCCGATCGGGTTCAACGTCGCGCTGTGGGCGCACCCGCTCATCCTCAAACGGAGCGCGGCATGAGAAAGCGCGGCGCCCACTTCGCCCGCCGCATCGACCCGCGCGCCAGCCTGGCGGCCATCGCCATGCACCACCCGCTGGACACGGCACAAAAGGCCGACCTGGGCGTCGCCCTGCGCGTATCGCTTGAAGCCCTGCGCACCGGGCGCGCCACCGAACAGGAATTCCACACCCTGGCCGCCTGCATCAACGTCAGCCTGGTCCTGTGCGAACGCGACATCGGCGCCGAGCACATGCCCGCCATCAAGCGCGCGCAGGACGCCCTGCTGCGCCTATGGTCGCGCGGCAAGGCCAGCGCGCGCTGGGTGGCGGACGGCCCCGGTCTGATCAGCATCGTCGACGGCGTAGACCTGCACGAAGCGCAGCTCGCCACAGTCTCGCGCAAAGAAGCCGCCGACGCCATGCGCGAAGTTCGCCGCCGCATCGACCGCGGCGATATTTTTGAAACACAGGAAACCCATCATGTTTGATTACGAAGCCGTCAAGCGGTTCTACTTCGAAAAAGGCCACGCCGATTCAAACGGCAAGGGCCGGTTCGAAAGCGCGTTTTTCCACACCATCGAAATGGTGCATGACACCGTGCGCGCACAAACCCTGGCCGAAAGCGCCAGCCACATCGCCGCCCTTCAGGCCGACATTAAAACCCTGTGCGCCGCGCTGAAAACCACCAGCGAGGGCAACGCCAAACTGATGGCCCTGCTGCCGGCAGCCGAGGCCGTAATCGAGCGCTGGGACACGCCAGCGTGGAAAGACGTGCCGCATACGGGAGAATTTATCGCGCGGCTGCGTGGGGCGGTTTTGGCGGCGGGTGGCAAGACCACCTGCAGAAGCGAGATGGACAGCGAAGAGGCCTGGAGCGACTATCTACACCGGGCCGATGAGAAAGAAGCCCACGACGCCATCGGAGAGGTGCTGATGTTTGCACGGCATTTTGAGCGCAAGCACGCGCCGTGGGGCGATCGCATGCACAAAATGTTCGACGCAGGGGCGGCGATCTACGCCGAGCGGTTCGGCAGCGAGTGGGTGCCGTTTTGACGCACAATGCAAAAGTGAGCGGGGCGAGTGATGATTGAACAACGAGAGAAAGCCACTGCCGAGTCTCCGCTCGACTGCCAGGTTGGGCTGGACATTGAGTGCTACCGGATTAATTACAGGCTTCCAGATTGGGAGGCCGTCGCCCTGGTGCATGGTGAGATTTGCGCTCCAGTGGGCGCGGTTCGGGCTGTGAATGCTCTGTGCGATG